GGTGATCTCGCCGTGCCCGTTGTTGGCGTTGGCGAACGTGCCCGTCAGGGTGCCGCTGGCCGTGCCGATGGTCCACTTCGCCTTCAGCGTGTAGCCGGTGCAGTTGAAGGTGCCGCCCGTGTCAGCGTTGCGGACGTACACGGTCAGGAAATGCAGCTCGCCCGGCCAGATGACCAGGTCTACCACTGGTGTTTGGATCTTCAGGTTGGGCATTAGCCAGGCTCCTCCTGCGGCTCACACCGGACGGGGTTGGGTCGGTCGAAGTACGGGTACGCCTTCCCGGCGAGGTCGTAGACCACCCAGACATTGACTTTCGCCGAGAGCGCAGTCAGGCTCCACGCCGAGCCCGTCCAGGTCGAGCCGACCGGGCCGACGCTGACCGGGGGGTTGGTGATGTCCATCCCGTCCACCAGGCTGGAGGTGTTGTGGAACTCGCGGAGGTTCCAGACCTCGGGGAAGTCGAAACGCTTGTCGGTGGGGTCGGGGATGCCGCCGCCGGCCGGGTGCGGCGGGGTCCAGACGGTGACGGTGTATTTCCAGATGTTGGCCGTAACGAGCGTCGCCGTCTTCAAGGTGCACAGGTGCATCTTGACCAGGTTGGACCGCACGACTTGCTGCTGCGCCCAGGCGATGCCCTCGGCGTTCTTCTGGACGGTCTCGGCCGAATCCGTCCAAGCGTTCGTAACGAAACGGTTGGCCGCGCCGAAGAGACCCTGCCGGAAGTTGGGGCGGTGCCAGGTCATGGGAGGAACGGCCCCGCTTTGGTGAACTGGTCAGAGATAGCCGTACCGAAGATGGCCGCGAAGTTGGCCGTATTCGGGAACTGCTGGAACCAGCCGACCTTGTCGCTCGCCAGCTGCGGGACGCTGATCAGGGTCGGCCCGGTGTTGAGGATCGGCTCCCCGGTCGGGTAGGAAACCGGGAACTGGATCAGGTGGTACCACTCATCGAACAGGAACTGGATCTGGACGCGCCAGACCTCGGAGTCGAGCGTCGCCGTGGCGCCCGTGCAGAGCACCGATCCGGTCGGCCAGCCGAGGAATGCGGCGTTGTTTCGTTTGTTGATGTAGGTGGTCAGGAGCGTGTTCCAGTCGGGATCCACGGCCGTCGTGCCGCTGCCGACCGGCGTCCGGTCTTGGAGGAACTCCACCGAGATCTGCTGCTGGGTGACGTTCCCGGCCATCGGCTTGCCGTTGATATCGACCTTCGTCCCGCCGATGTCGGTCGTGGGCGGGAACGCCGCGGTACCGCCCGACGGGGGGGTGACGCCCAGCCGGTAGAGCGCGACTTGGCGGCTGGTCGAGATCCGGGTCTGCTTCAGGTAGACGGTGCCGTAGCCGTTCTGGGTGCCCGTATTGGGGTAGATGAATCGTGGGGTGCTGTAGGTCGCCCGGACCCGCCAGGAGTAGGTCCGCTCCCGAATCGGGGTGATCTCCACCGACCGGAGGATGAACTCCTTGATCCAGTTGGCGTATGGGCCGGACCCACCGTACAACGCAGCTTCGGGCCGCGTCTGCGGGTGGGGGATGTTGTCGATCAGGTCGCCTTCGCCGGGGTAGAAGTCGGTCGGGCCCGTGCTCGTCCAAGTGACCACGTATTCCGTGGTCATGGTGTTGTCCTGCCAGCGGTCGCCGATGCGCCAGGCACGGGACTCGGGGATCTCGTAGGTGTCCCAGGATCCCATTAGTTGCCCCCCATCCGTTGGGCGATCTCTCGCAGGACGCGATTGTTCTCCCGCATGGCGGGATCGTCGTAGGGCATCCCACGCGCCGATCCGGTGCCTTGAAAGCCTTCGCCGCTGTAGAAGCCGCCAGCGCCGACGGCCTCGAACGCCGCCTGCGTCATCGTCCGGTTCGAGCTCGGGTCGGTCAGGTTGATCAGGAACTGGTCGGCGACATCGGTCACCACGGCTTTCATGCTGCTCTTGAGCGATTCCCAGCCGGCCATGGCCCCGGCCATCTGCGGGGCGTTCGCCTCGATGCGGGTCGCCCGCTCTTCGAGGCGCTGCTGCTCCTCACGTGCGCCGGCGGCGGCGCCGAGCCCTACCGCCCTGCCGATGCGCTGCTCCGCCTGCATCTCGGCGATCCGCCTCTGGTTCTGGGCCTGCATGGCCTCTGGGCTGAACTTGAACGCCATCTGGTTCAGCGCCTGGACTTGGTTGTCCAGGCCAGAGATCACGCCGCGCATGGCGGCGAACGCGCCCTGGATGATGGATACTCCGGCCATCAGGGTCGTAGCCGCGGCGGTGCGTCCGGCCGTCCGGTTCAGCTTCGTGAGCTCCCGGTTCGTGGCGGCGACGCCCTTCACGACGCCGGACGGGTCGAGGTCGAGCTGGAGGGTGGATTTCAGGCTGTTTTTAGCCATGGAGATCCTGCGTTAGCCAGGGCATGATCTGGTAGGGACGCTTCCCGGTCAGGGCACACGCGATCACGCCGAGCAGATGCTCGCAGCGTTCGTGGGTGGTCTTCTCTCGGGCGAGTCCTGCCGGCATGGTCATCCGTTCGTCGTGGTCGGCGATTCGCCAGAGCCGCCGGATGGCGGCGCTGTAGGGTGGGGTCGGTTCACCTCGGCCAGGAGCAGCGCCGCGAGGTCGGCGCGGATCTTCCCGGCGTCCTGGGCGTCTTCCAGAAACGGCTTGCCGTCCAGGAAGGTGACCGTCGCCACCCACCAGTACGGGTCCGTCTGGGCCTTGGTGACATCGGCCAGGGTCGGCTCCCGGAACACCAGGGCGCCGACCTCGGGGATCTCCACCGTGCGCGAGCGTGCCCAGAGGTTCACTGCTCCTCCCACGTGAGCTCCCAGATGGCGGCGCTGGTGCCGTCATCGGTCAGGACCGCGCTGGTGATCTGAATGGCGATGTTGTTCGCCGGGGTGTCGATGTCGCTGTAGGTCTTGGTCGCGTGGTCCACGTACTTCAGGCCGAGGGTGGCCGTCTGGGCGCCGGAGACGTTGGCCGGCTGGAGGTGGGTCCGCAGGGTGTCGTCGACGGTGCCGTCGCCACGGAAGAGCGTGATCGTCCCGAAGCGCCGGATGCGGCCGGGGGCGCGGCGCTCGCGGTAGTCGCCGATCAGGGTGACATCGAGGGAAGCGCGCTCCCAGTTGATTGTGACCGAGCGACAGGTGACCGCGCTCTGTCCGGTGAAGGTAAGTGTGCCGCCGTAGCCTGCGAAGTTTGCCATGGTCAGATTCCTTGGAGCTGTAAGGTCAGGGTTCCGATTCGTTCGTCGCCTTCCAGGCCGTCGTTCACGGTTGCCGTCCGCATCGAGAGCGAGTAGCCGGTCGGCTTGATGACGGCGGGGGCGCCGCCGGCTGGGCTGGCCCAGTAGTCGCACAGGTCGTCGGCGACTTGCAGGACTTCCAGCGTCGTGCTGCCGTAGATGTTGACCTCGACGGTCAACATCCACACGCTGCCGTGGGCGCCGCTAATGTTGACGTTGGCCTCGGCGTCGGTGATCTCGTAGACCACGGCCGGAGTCTGGGAGCCGCGGTTCCGCATCCCAGGCTCGACCGAGGCGGTCGTGGCCGCGTCGAGGTGGTGCCGGACGGCTTTGGCGATGTTCTCCAGGCTCATTTGCCGCCCTCCAGCGCCTTCTTGGCCTCGATGAGCATTTGCCGGCTGACGGCGGTAGACGCCGGGCCGACGCGGCCCTTCGCCCAGGACAGGCTGATGAAACGGCCCTTGACGCGGCGCTTGGCCGTCTTGTGGTTGAAGCCCGATTCGATCAGGTGCCAGACCTTCTGGAGCCGGCCGTACTTGCGGCGGTAGTCCACGCCGACGCGGACGCGGGTCGGGGCGGTCGGCCCTGCCCCGTTGCGGCGCACGTCGAGGATGGTGGCGGCGCCGATGGCGCGGCGGTGCGCGGCCCGCTCGTCGCGGCCGAGCCGGGCCGAGACCCACAGACGCGCCAGCTCCTTCACGAACGGCCGCAGCGCCCGACGGGCGGCCCGCTTGCGGACATTCTCACTCACGCGCTCGGGGAGCTTTGCCAGGGCGGCGCGGACTTCCTTGTCCTTGACGGTGATGCGGAAGAAGTCGCTCTTCACAGGACCACCTCCACGGCATCCATTTCAAGCGTGCGGCGGCGCTGGTCTCGGTCCTGACAGGTGCGGACCTCGAGGGTACGGGTCGTGCCGTGGTCGTTCCAGAGGAGCCGGGTCTCGGTGTCCACGGCCGGGTGCCAGGCGGCGAGCAGTCGGTAGGTGGTCTGGACGATGGGACCGCCCTCGTCCACGGCCTCGGCGCTCTCGATGAACTCCACATGGGCGCGGATCGTGGCGACCGTGGTGTAGGTCCGGGTCAGCTGCCCGAGGGTGTCCGTCGAGGTGGACGGCGTCTGCACCGTCAGCACCTCGCGCATCATGCCTCGGGGGACTTGCTTCATCCGACGCCCTTGCCCATCATCGGGCAGATGCGATCCCAGTAGTCGGACGCGAGCGCCTGGGTGTCATCCCCGCGGCTGTTCACCAGCTGCGTGACGCGCTGGAGCAGCGCCATCTCCAGCAGTTCGTTGATCTTTCCGTTCCCGGCGGTTACCGTCACCGTGAGCGGGTAGATCAGGCCGTCCGGGATCTCGGCGTACACCATCCCGTTGATCTCGACCAGGTTGAATACCGTGATGGGATTTGGTGCCCCGGTGGACGCCAAGGTCGCCGGTTGGCGGGAGAGAAGCAGCAGCTTCACCCCCCCTCGTTCCTCGGGTTCCTCCGCAACGTACTGGGCGCGGATCACCTGGTCGTAGCACCACCCCGTGCGCTCTTCGAGCTCGCGCACCGCAGCGGTGTACGCGAGCTGAATGGCCGGATCGTCCACGGTGTGGGGAATCCGTGCCCAGTTGCGGAACTTGGCGAGGTCGAGCGGCATGAAGCCTCCCAAGCCCGGCGGGGGCCGAAGCCCCCACCGGGCCAACCGGGGGGAGTATCAGGTGAGCGTGACGCGCAGCGCGGCGACCGCCTTCGGGCGGATGACCTTGCTGTTGGCGAAGACCATGCCTTGGAACTTGATCTGACCGGGGGTGGTCACATCGTCGCGGAAGAGGCTCACGCCGCCCCATTCGCGGATGGCGAAGGCTTCCTGGACGTTGGCGAACATCAGCGGGACGCTGTTGGTCACCGCTCCGGTCTGCCGACCGGGGGCGTACGGTGCGATGTAGACCGGACGGCCCAGCAGCGTCATCGGCGCCGCGTTCTCCAAGACCTGGACATCCGAGCTCGGAGCGAAGATCGGCACGTTGGTGCCGCCCGCCGGGGTGAGCGATGCGATGCGGTGGTACGCGTCCTGGCTCATCACCCACGCCGCGCTCGTCCAGTACTCCGCCGGGAGCGTCTTGTAGCGCAGCTCCAAGAGGTTCGCGAGCGTGAACGCGCCATCCCAGCCGGAGCCGGAGCCGTGCGCCGCGGACACGTTCACCGACTTGTAGTCGGAGTCCCAGACGAACAAGCCCTTCGGCATGTTCGTGCCGGTGCCGACCGTGTACGCCGACTCCAGACCGCGAGCGATCTTCCGTTGCATATCGAAGATGATTTCGGTCTCGATGTCGAAGTCCGACTGCCGGACGGCCCACTGGGTGACCTCCGACTTCGGCAGACCGCCCTCGGGGTTGAGGTTGACCTCGCTCCAGGAGCCGTCGAGCGCCGTAGCGATCTTGCTGGACTCGGTGGTCCAGAAGTTGGACGCGGCCGCGTCGGTCTCGAGGTTGTTGCGGCGCAGCGTGACGCTGCCCTTCACGCCGGTGCGGAGGTTGGCCAGGTTGCGAACCACGGTGTTCCGCTCCATGTACTTCAGGATGCCTTCCTCGTAGATCTTGGGGAAGAGCACCGAGAAGCTGCCGCTGGTGACGTCGACGTCACGCATTTCCTGAATGCCGCGGGTCTCGGGCATCCGACCGCCGCGGACCCAGTCGATGAACTGGTTCCGGTACTCCTTCGTGGCGATCCACTCGCCGGTGCGCTGCTCGTTCTCCTTGAGGCCACGTTCCATGGCCGAGTAGGAGGCGAACCGCTCGCGCAGCTGCGCGGCCTTGATCTTGCCGTCCAGCTCCTGGATCTGGTTCGCCAGCTCGTTGCCGCGAGCTTCCTGCTCGACGGTCAGGGTGTCGCTCGCCAGAATGGCGTCGGCCTCGGTCTTCAGCGTGGAGCGCTGCTCCATCATGTCCTTCAGCTTCATCGGGGAGTCCTCAACCGCAGACGAAGCCGGGAAAGTCCCGGCTGGTGGGTGCGTGCTTCGGCGGTCGTCTGCGGGTACGCGCCGTTTTCGACAATGGAAACCTCCCGGAGATCCACATCCAGGAGGGTGCGGTCGGTGCCCTTCCAAGAGTCCGACCGGACGTAGAAACCAAACGACATCTCGGTGAGCACTCCCGACTCGACCAGGGCGCGGACATCACGCGCCTTCTGGGTGTCGGGCAGCTCGACCTCGTAGGCCAGGCCGCGCTCGTC